CCGCGCATGTACTGATCCTTGGCATACGCCTTGAGCTGAACGAACAGCTCCCACATCGGAGTGTCGGCGGCCGTCAGCGTGTTGGTCGCACCGTTGATGATCAACTTCTTGTTGGTGCCGTCCCAACGGATCTTGCGCTTATCGGTCGGAGGCGTGACGTCAGCGGCAAACTCAAGGAACGGGAAGTCGGAACCAACGCGCGGAACGCCGTTGTTGCGCATCGTGTAGCTCACGCCCGACAAGGTCAGGAACGCCAACTGATCGATGCGATCAGCCAGCCAGTAAGCCAGCACGTCGCGGCTGTTGCTGCGGAACTCGACAACCGATTTCTGATCGGCCATGCGACCTTCGTGCCGGTTGGCGTGGCGAATCTGGTCGATACGAATCACTTGATCAAACGACTTCATCGCCTCTTCGTTACCTTCCAGCATACGGTCACCGGCAACACCATCGCCTTCCAGATCAGCAAGCAAGGTAATAACCGCACGAGCACCCTTTTCCGACTTCTTCAGCTCGGTGATGTGTTGAATCAGGGAATTGGGGTCCTTGCCGAGGAACCGATTAACGAACGAGTAGTTACGGGCCTGTTTCCACAGATCCATTGCCCAAACAGTTTTCTGCTCTTCAGTGAGCAGACCAAAATTAGTAAGTGCCATGTTTGAATCTCCTAAAAACTGGACAGAAATAAACCTAATCATTACCCCAATTATCGCATGGGGCAGCGGATGCGAATTTTTAGGAGATCGAACTCCGTACGTACTATCGTGACGTACAAACGATATTCCAAATAATATACTTAAAATTTTAATGTGTCAATAGAGTCAGCCAACAATTCTTCTTTTTGCGAAAACATAGGTGGTTGAGTACGTGGGGGTACACCGGGTGATACACCGGGTGTACTACCTTTCCCACCACACCCTCCACATCCACCTCTCAACTGCAACGGAACTGGCTCCGCGTGCAGCACTTCGTTACGAATAGCCTGAATATGCGCCTGCGTTGGTTCATTAACCAATTCGAAGAAACCACGCAAATAGAAAAGCAGCTCATTAGCATTCATAATACATTAATCCCCAAAAATACGAAAAATTTCAGAATAGGTCCCAGTTACTCTGGGAAAATTCGACCATATAAACGCTTGACCCATTGTTCCGTCATATGGGTCGATCTTTTCAGCTCCTTTATTCTCCTGCTCAGCAGTCTTGGAATCTTCTTCCATGTGCCCCGATGAAAGAGCGGTCTTAATATCGTTGCTCACCCCATTCAGCCTATCGCGAATAACCGCCCACTGCTCAGGTGTTGGATGACTATTACCAATAGCACTAACAAAACCATCCAGCCACAGCACAAATTCAACCAGTTTCATATCAATGTTCCCCCATACCTTTATAAGCATCAAAACCCTCAGCAACGACACGCTGAGGAGCTGGTTTCACAGGTTTCGAAGGACGAAGAGCGTGAACTACAGCCTGGAACAGAATGACCTTCACCTTCTCTTCCTTCGGCAACTTATCAAACGGTACCAAATACGGATGTAACTTATTTTCAGGATCCAATTTCGAACCGTGCTTCCAACCATTGGCAAGCATGTGGATCATCCACATTTCGTGGCTTTCTTCGGGAGTAACATCCTCATCCCAATGCAAATGCACACCCGCCATATCACTGTCAATCAACCAACTGGGGGCATTTTCCCATGCTGGATAAGAATGATCGCCCTGTGATTCGCAGTAAGCCCGGACAACCTCATGAGCAACCCGAGCAACTTGGTCTTTAAACATACCCAATTCTCCTTAAAAGCTGATATAGGAGGCGAAATTGCCTCCCGAACCAATATTATATCAAAGTTCATCACCACGCAACTTCGATTTGGTTTCTTCATCCAACTTGGCAAATTTTTCCTGTGTCAAACGCATTACGTCAATACCCAGCGCGTTGCCCACACCAGCCTTGTCAGAATCTAAACCAACCTTGGACATACTCGGTGGCTGCTTACTGTTCGCCGCAGCGGCTTTCTCACGAGCCTTACGAGCACGCTCCTCAGCCATCGTCTTAGCCGCATCGGACAGTTTATGTTCCTGCGGACTACCCAACACATACTTAACAGCCTTGTTCAGCGCATCTACGCGCTTAAAACCGGATCTTACAAGAGCGTTGACCAGCGTCGCTACCTCATTGGTCTTTTCCTCATCGAAATCCTCGTGATCAGGATTAATCACTGGATACTTCGATTCCAAGATGGCCAGCTGGGCGTTGTACGACACTTCGTCAATAGCCACCTGCCGCGCAATATCAGACTTAATAGAAGTCTGATACTCAATCAACTCGTCACGCAAAGAATCAATCTGCTTGCGAACCTTGCGCGCCTCATCCTTTTTGCCGTCTAGGATCAGATCTTCGTAACTATCCTGCAGCTCCTCGATCTTGGCACGCATGTCAGCAATCGTCTTCTGGGTCACTGCTGCTCGCTGGCCGCTCTTCAGCCGCTCGATCTCTTCGAGCAGAGCCTGCTCACGCTGACGCGCTTTGGCCTGGGCCTCGTCGAAACGAGCTTTCGGAATACGAATATCGCGTTCCGTTTTTTCCTCGGAGGATTCCTCACCCTCATCGGGATTAAGCTTATCACCTTTGACTTCATCATCTTCGACACCGGCCGTATCAAGAGGCGACTTCACTTCATCGCCACGATCATCGCCAGCAGTGGTCACTTTATCATTTTCATCAGTCATTTCTAGCTCCTTCAGTAGGTTTCAGGTTGTTACGAACTTGTTGAACAGCCGCGACGCGTTGCGCCATGGCCTGTTCTTCGGCTTGCTGACGCCTAAAAGCAGCCTCAGCCTCCATTTGCTCGCGCTTCAGAGCAGATTCAATCTGCATCTGTTCACGCTTCAAAGCAAATTCCATCTCCATCTTCTCTCGAGCAAGCCGGTACTCCTGCTCTAACTTCCGCCGCTGCATCGCCATCTCAGCCTCAAGCTTCATCTGCTCAAGAGCAACTTCATCCTGACCGGAGTTCTGACCAATCATCGCCAACTCTTTCTGGCTCTTAGCCGCCCTGAGCTGAGCATCAGCCTGTTTCTGCATCGCCTCAGCTTCGAGCTTGGCAACCTCGGCCTCATTAGCACGCATCTTGAGCTGAGCCATCGCCTGCGCTTCGGGGCTGTTCTGTCCGCCTTCCAAGGCCTTAATAATTTCGGCCTTATCCCTAAGTCGGCTCGACTGAATAATGAACTTATCCGGAATCTGCACACCAGCCTCGACTCGCAGACGCAACGCTTGATCGAACTGAGTCTCCTCAAATGTATCACGCTCAGGCTGATTAGTAATGACAATAGCGTACTCACCCAGCGTCAGGTCGTTGATGATAGTGCCCTCAGGAGTTGGTTGATTAACCACCAACTGCTCCGTCGTGTTAGTCAAGCGATCAGTAGTAATATAAACCAAGCGCTGTTCAGTGTAATACTCTTGTATTATATCAAGAATATTGCGCGCAAGTATATAATCAGTCCGGTTCAGGTTATCCATAACCTTCGCAAGATTCACCTGCCCCGCCTGCTTGTTCGTTAAAACGCTTTTAGCAGCTACGTCTTCACGAGCAAAGCCCTGCATGTAGTCCGATACACCTGAGATGGTCTTGATGTGCTCCTCAGCCTTGAAACTGATTCGATCGAGTCCAGTTGGGGTCGGATTCGGCTGAATCTTTTCAGCATTGTTGATATCATCCAACTCCAACACCAATCCAGTCTGCGCGCCACGCTGCTCCAGCTCGCTTATGGACATATTCTGGAGGGCGTTGCGCTTGATCTTCCAACCAGAGTTGGCCGTAGTATTGACCACATGCAGCTCTTGAGAACTCACCTTGTTCAACAGCTCCTGCGGTCCAATCAGGTTCTCAACCAACCCCACAGTGCGCCCGCGGCGGAAGTGCGGAAAATAGGGCACAACCGTGAAGTGCTTGTACGGTGACCAATCATCATGCAGTACCACGTTAGAAGCAACAACCGTCCACCGAATCCGTTGAATCATCTTCTTGGTCAACGCTAAATTGGGATTTTGAGTCAAGTGCTGATAAATACGCTCTTGGTCCCAACTAAGTGGTACAACGCGCATATCACCAGTACTGATGTCAACGAAATGCAGCACCCGGTCGAGCTTGCGCCACTGGCGTTCAATTACACGGATATTTCGAACATTGTTATCCTTGGATTCTGAGTACATTGCGCGCGAAATACCAAATCGATCGCGATCGCGGTCAAAAACATCGTCGCCATAAGGAAAATAGCTCTGTTGACCACGCAATAAATCAGCATCGGCTTTTGAATATAACAGCTCAATCTGATCGATGCTCATCCACTTGGTAATAATCACATCACCCCATTTATCAGGGTCATACTCATCTGCATCAGAATCGATCAGGACGTTCTTGGGATTGAGCTGTTCAATCCTAATTTCTCCGCGCAAAGAATCAGAAAAATCCAACCGAACATCAAAGAATCCACGCGAAGTTATGATGCCATCAGCAAACACGTCGCTGCGGACCCAGTCAAGCTGATTGTTGTCGCTAATTTGCATAAAAACTTTGGTCAACGCATCAGCGACCTCAGCAGTTGCCCCTTCGTTGCGTGGTTTAAAAGAAATGTTGGTACGATTATAAATCTGCTCACCAAGCACGTTGGAAATAGTACTGATGATCTTATTAATCGTGAGCGCTGGCCGACGATAGGTACGTAACAAAGCCAAGTCTTGAGGATCCCATTGAAGACCAGCGAAAAAATCCTCGCAACGATTGGCTTTTTTAACATAGTCAGTGTGACCGTTGTCACGTAACCATATATAACGATCCCAAATTTCATTCGCCAAAGTAGTATCAACAGGCATGTTCTAACTCCTTTTACGCAGACATGTGGCTACCACCACCAATACCAATAGCATTCAATTTATCACGCCATGAAGATAGACGAGGCGGTGGCGCTAGTCGCGGCGGTTCTTTCATCATACACAGGTGCACTGCCCACGCCAAGGCGTCTACCACATCATCATGCGCACCAGCTGGGAAACGTAAAAGCTCCTGTTCCACCTGCGGCAACCAACTGGCATCTTCTGGAAATATAACACGCCCCTGCTGCATACGTCCTTGCAAAGGCCGTGCACGCGCGAGTTTATCAGTAATCGGGCGCATCACCTCATATGGTGGGTACTGACGACGCTCAACCATACGTTTCTTAAACAACGGCTCAATAGCGCGCCAGATTTGACCATCCTCCACACCTATCAAATACCCAACAGATCCCCAACGCAACGCAGCGTCAAGCATAGCTTCAACAATTTGGAAGCTATCACCCTTCATACGGAAAACCTCAAGCACATAGAGCGTATCAGTTTCATCCTGAAGAATCGTCGCACCCACGGTCCAGTCGTTTTGCTGCTTCTCACCAATTGCAAAGTCCCACGCGGTATAGATATGCAGGTTGTTTGGACTCGGCATCGTCTTCTGGTACCGGAAGTACTCCTTCTTAAAGTACATACCCTCGTCAGGGATCGGATTCTGCTGATACAAAGCTGACCAGATGCGAGGCTGCAAGTTGGCGCGAATACGCTTGAGCGCTTCGGTCGGGTACCGCTCTTCGTGGAGACAGAAATCCTTGGGACGAAGCAACGTCAAATTAGGCCTATCACGAACCTCTTCATCGAAACGAAGAATCTCGCCAGTCAGTTCATCGCGATACTCCCACTGCTCACTGAGCGCTGGATACTTAATAATCTCGAACTGATCAGCGCCTTCTTCAGTAGCCATAACCCGCTGAATCCGGCCAGCAAGATCATCGTCGTTCCACCATGTCTCAATAATCAGCACCCCGCCACCAGGGGCCAAGCGGGTATAAGCTGTGGACTGGTACCAATCCCACAACTTATCGCGAACCATCATCGAATCCGCCTCTTCCTGGTTCTTGATCGGGTCGTCGATGATCAGAATATGTGCGCCCTTACCAGTAATACCCCCACCAACACCGGCCGCCGTAAAACCGCCGCCTTTCGTCGTATTCCACGCTTCGACGGATTGAGAGTCCGGGTCAAGTTTGGTTTCGGGAAAAATTGCCTTGTACTGC